ATTAACTACAACAAAACTTACAAAGACGACTCAACACAGCTTGTTCCAATCGAGAAAGTTGAGACTATAGAGAAACCAGAAGAAGGTGTTGATACACCAGCAGAAATTGCAGAAAAGATACAAGAAGCATTGGGGGTGTTTATAAATGACGAAACAAAGTAAAGACGCTGAAGAGTGTGTTAAAGAAAAAAAGCTTTTAGCACAACTAAAAGAGTATTACGATACTTGTAACCAATATTATGCTAATGAGCATAAAAAGATGAAACTCTTAGATGCTACTGATAGAGGGGATTTGTGGAAAGTTATTGGAGCAAAGTTTCCTAAATATCAAATACTCCCAGACACTAACTATGTTTCCTATGTTAAAACTAACATTTTAGCATCAATTTACACAGTAACTAAAGGAGCTAGTATTTCTCCAACCAGCGAAGAAGATAAAGATATAACTATGAATTTAAATATAATTCTAGAAAATATCTGGAAAAGAGCTGGAATAGGTTATGCTCAGTTTAAAACTGGAGAAAGAGCAGCACTTCTAAACCTAGGTTTAACCCAGGTAGGATGGGATGAAGAACTATCAGGAGGTACTGGAGACGCTTTTTATAAAGGGAATGTAACTGTTAAAGCTATAGATCCTATGAAGTTTATGAGAGATCCATTCTCAGATAGTTTGGATGTTGCAGGATATTGTATGACTTATGATAACTATCATAAATCTATCTTTGAAAAGAATAAAAGATATAAAGAGAAGTTTGAAGAGTATATTAAAGAGAAAAACGATAAAACTGGTGACACTATGGAAACTCCAGTAAACACATCTAAAGTTGTTAATGTTGGCGTTAATCAGAAAGATTACTACACTTTACTTATATTCTGGGTTAGAGATGGTAACAAAATTAATGAATACCATACAATAAATTGTGAGAAGATTTTATACAAAAAAGAGGATATAAAGCCAAGTGTATTTCCATTTGCAGATCTATATTGTAACCTTCCAGCAGGAGCATTAGTTGGAACTTCAGAACCAGCTAAGATCTTTGCAAGTGCTGTAGCAAACAATATAATGGACTCTCTAGCATTTACAGCAGAGTATAAGAATCAGAGACCTCCAAAATACGTTTCTACTACAGCAGGACTTAATATTAGTGAGTTCGCTAAACACGCTGATGATGCAGATAAAACCTTTATAGTTAATGGTGATGCTTCAAAAGTTGTTCATTACCACGAATACCCTAGTGTATCTCCACAACTACCTTCAATGCTTACTAATAATGCTGCCAATATGCAACTTGTTACAGGTATTGATGCAAGATATACTGGTAGAGATACTGGAAGTATCATTACTACAGGTGGTACAGAAGAAATGCTAAATCGTGTAACTGTAATAGATACTCCTAAGATTATGAACTATGAAGAATATGCTATTAAATTAACAAAGCTAATTCTTTATAATCTAATTGAGTTCTGCCCTAAGAGAAAATATTACTTTAAAGTTCCTAATAAACCTAATACTTGGAAGAGTGTAGAAGTAGATTTTCCTAATATAGATAACGAAACAATATATGATTATGAGATAAATATTAGTTCAGAGCTTCCTAAAACAAAACAACGTATTGCTCAGATGGCTAATATGCTTATGGAAAAACAAATGCAATATAGAGAATCAGGTTCTAATGTTGATCTTATTACTGAAGAAGAATGGCTTATGTTCCAAGACTTACCTAACAAAGAATATATGCTTGAGCGTATGGGTATCCAAAGATCTACTAATGCTCTTGAGCAGACTTCACAAGTTCTGTTTAACTATGCAGAACTTATTAAGCAAGGTATCAATCCAGAAGAAGCTATTATGCAGACAGCAGAAGGTTTAAAGAACACCCAGATGGGGGTACCTCCAGCACCTCAAGGAGGAGTACCTGGAGCTGGTCCTGAAGCAGCTTTAATGGGTATGGAAAATATGCCTTTGTAAAATTAGATAAAAATAAAATAAAAATAGTTGACAAAATATTAAGGCTGTGGTACGCTATTATTAGCAAGAGTAGGTTCCACAGCCTTTAATTGTGTGTAAAACCTTTTGCCCTCCATATATGAACGCCCTCATATATAGAAAGGAGTTTTGGGTAGATGAAAAACGAAAGATTAGATTTACAATTCTTTGCCGATGAAGGATTAGGTGATTTGCTTGGTTATCTTGGAGTCGGAAATGATGACGCATCAGATTCTGCGGGATCTGACAATCAAGAAACATCTTCGGATGGAGAAGCAAGTACTGATGAGTCAGGAACGCAAACCAACACAACTCAAACAACTACTGACGACAAAGAAAACAAAGATAGCACTGACACAACAGATGATGGTGCTAGTAAGAAAGAGGATAACGGAACTTCTGAGGAAGAGTCCAAAAAAGCTTTTGCTTTTGCTCAATTAAGGCAGGAAGCCAATCAGAAAAAGCAATTACTTTCAGGGCTTCAAAAGATTTTAAACATACCAGAAAATACACCTGTAGAAGACGTTATGACAAAAGTTCAGGAAGCTATTGTTAAAGCTGAATCCAAGCAAACAGGAGTTCCTGAAGAAATTATTACAAAAATAAACACACTTGAGCAAAGGGATAAAGAGTATCGAGCTCATCAACTACAGGAAAATGCTTACTTAGGATTTAGCAAAGTTCAAAAAGAATTTGGGCTAGACAATGATGGTATTAAAACATTTGCTATTGAATTGATGAAAGATAACTTAAATCCGTTTGAACAAGACGTAGATGTTCTCAAAGAGTACAAATTAAGACATTTTGATGACATCGTAAACAGTAAAGTTACAAAAGCAATTCAGGAAGAGCAACAAAGAGCTGCTAAAGCAAGTACTCAAAGTACTCAACCTGGAAATACTCAAGGGCAAACAAAAGGGGAAACAGGTAAAATAAACTCCGTTAAAGAGTTAGATAATTGGTTAAACACACAACAAAAATAACTTTTAAAGGAGAGTGGAACTTATGCAATTAAATGCTACAGCAGATATAAATACCTATATTGAAATGGCTACTAATGCCGGTCCTGGGGTTATAAACCCTGAGGTTTTCTATTCAAAACAGTTATTAGATACAATTAGATATGATGCAGATCAATATGTATATTTCAGATTGGCTGATGAAACTCCTATTCAGGAGAAAGCTGACAAACTTATGGTTAGAAGATGGTCTCCATTACAAGGACACACAGTACCTCTAGAGGAAGGTGTACCACCTAAATCAGATAAAGGTTCTGTAGAAAAATATGAGATTGCAGCTAACCAATATGGTAGATACATGGAATTTACTGATAAAGTAGATTTCCAAGTTGTTGATCCAGTAGTTGCACATTATACTAAAGAGTATTCTTTAGTAGCTATGGAAACTCTTGATTTACTTGCTAGAGAGACTTTATTCTCAATAGCTCAAAAAGAGTTTGCAGGAAGTGCTGCTAATTTTGAAGGATTAACAGTTGACTCTAAACCAACAATGACAGATTTAAGATTAATAGTTTTAGCTCTAAAGAAAGCTTTAGTTAAACCTAGAGCAAATGGAAGATATCATGTAATAGCTTCTCCAGAGTTTTACTATGATATGATTTCTGATCCAGTAGTAGAAAAATACATGACTATTGAAAACTCAACAAAAGGAATGTATGAGACTGCTACAGCTTGTCTACCAGCTATGTTCTCTATGGAGTTCTATGAGACTTTGTTAGTTCCTACAGATGGTAAGTTCATTAAGAACAACAAACAATCTTTAAGACTTTATAAAGTTAACGATGGTGGCACAGGTTATGATTACTTAACTATTGACGAAGATACTGTAATCGGTGGTGCTGGTGATAATGCAGCTGAAAAAGTATTAAAGACTGTTAGTGGTTATGTAAAAGACTTAAGAACTGGAGAAGACGCATCTTATATTCCTAATCAAAAAGTTTGGGATATTGCAGCTTATAACACAGCTCAAGGAACAGCTTATGAAGAGTTTAAAACACAACACGTTCTTATTGTTGGTAAAGATGCTCTAACAAGAACTGGTTTAACTGGCGAAGGACAAGCTAAGATGTATGTTAAACAAAAAGGTTCTGCCGGAGTTTTGGATCCAATCGACCAAAGACAATCTATTGGTTTCAAGATCAATTCAGTTGGTTTTGGATCAACAAGATTAGAAGCTGTAGTAGATTATGTTTGTGTACCAACACAAGTAAACTTACTATAGGAAGGATGATTTAAATGGCAAGAACATCTGATGCAGTTGAAAGAGCTGCAACTAGAGAAATGCTATCAGCAACAAACAAAAGACGTGAGTTAGCCAAATATTACAGAAATGAAGAAAAAGTAGATATGTATCTCTCGCCAACATACCAACCGTATTTTGGTAAAGTTATGCGTGTAACTATAAATGGCGTAAGTATTTATTTCCCTGTAAATGGCAGTACGCACTCTGTTCCAAAAACATTTGCTGATGAGATAACTGCAAGACGCTTAAAGATTGATGAAATAATAACTAAACAAGCTAAAATGGCAGATATTCCAGTAAATATGGATACAGCTACTCCAGGTGATACTCAACTTTTCTAAGATAAATACAAAAGGGGATAATTATACTACGGTACAGTTATCCCCTAAAATTTTATAAGGAGTGATTATAATGAGCGATAAAAGTTGTCCGATAAATCAATGCAAAAGAACGAATATGTATATGGACTCTCAAGGTATTATGAGAGCAAATAAAGATTTAGTTAAAAACTATATTCCTACTCCACTTCCAACTTTAGTAGGAAAACCAGAACGTATTACAGCTTTAGATGTTCGTATTACTGCTGATGAAGCAGAATTAACACCATCAGAAAAAGTTTATACAATAACATATAATGCTAATGATGGTACAGGAGCTCCTTCAGCTCAAAATAAAGTTGAAGGTACTACTTTAACATTAAGCAGCACAACACCTACAAGAACAGGATATACGTTTAATAGTTGGAACACTAGAGCAAATGGAAGTGGAACATCATATGCTCCAGGTGCAACATATGCTATAGATGGTAATGCAACATTATATGCACAGTGGACAATAAACACTTATACTATAACTTATAACGCAAATGAAGGAACTGGGGCACCAGCAAACCAAACAAAAACTTATGGTACAGATTTAACATTAAGTTCTACAGTACCAACAAGAGAAGGTTATACCTTTACAGGATGGAATACTGCTGCTAATGGTAGTGGAACAAGTTATGCTGCTGGTGGCACATATAGTGCTAACGAAGCTGCTACACTTTATGCTCAATGGACACTAACAACTTATACTGTATCTTTTGATGCAAACGGTGGTACAGGAACTATGGCTGATGTTACTGGTGTATTAGGTAGTTATGAATTACCTGCTTGTACTTTTACAGCACCAGCTTCTAAAGAATTTAAAGCTTGGAGTGTTGGTGGAACTGAAAAAGCAGTAGGTGTTGCTATAGAAATTACAGCAGATACTACTATTACAGCAGTATGGCAAGATGCGTAAATTATAATAGAGGTGATAAAGATGGAAATAGCTAAGATTTGTGATCTTATAAATCAATCTTTAGCAGGAGAAATGCTTAAAGCTGATGAATTAATGTTATATATGGATAAAGTTATAGATGATATTAATAATCAACTTAATGCTAACTATCCTACCTTTAGTGAATATACTGAAGAGTTTTTTCCTGATTATCCTAACTATAATGTTTTCCCAGACAAATACATCAGAAGTGTTGTTGTTCCTGGGGCAGCATATAATTTCTATAAAGTTGATGAAGAGGGGAACAATACGGCTCCCCTCTTTCGTCAAGAATATCAAATGAACTTGTTTTATATGACTAGGGATATGATGGAAATGGTACCTCCACGTTTTAAAGGTAGGTGCGATGGTTATACAAAAATTAATTCAGAATCTCTCGATGTTGAGATGAAGACACTTTTATAAGGAGGTGTTTTAATTGTACGAAGATTGTGTTGAAAAATTTAATTGTAATAGATATCCAGGGCATTGTTCTCCAGCGTGTTATAGACCTATAGGTCAGCATAACGAACCTGGAGTTAATAGTTATAAATGTTGTACTTGTTTCCCAGAAGTTGTTGAAGTGTTCCCTATGGATAGAATCTGGGAAGGACCAGCAGGTAGAGATGGTAAAGACGGAGCTAGTCTTGAATTTGCTTGGGAAGGTACAAGACTTAAAGTAAGAGTTAAAGGTACAGAGGAGTGGGTTTATTCTACTTCTTTATTAGGTATGCAAGGACCTAAAGGAGACACTGGAGAAAAAGGTGAAACTGGTGCAATAGGTCCAAGAGGTTATACAGGAGCTCCAGGTCAAGATGGGGATCCTGGTGCTGATGGTAACGGTGTTGATTATGTAGAATTACACAGTTCTTCAGGAATTGTTAAAACTTATAGAATGTACTTTACAGATGGAACTTATTTTGATTTTACAGTTACAGATGGAATTAATGGAATAAATGGGCAAGATGGTGAAGGTGTCGTAGAAGGTGGTACAACAGGTCAAGTATTAAAGAAAAAATCTAATGATGATTTTGATACTGAGTGGGTTGATTATGCTTATGATGATTTAAGTGGTAGACCTAAGATAAACAATATTACATTAAGTGGCAACAAAAGTTTATCTGATTTAGGTATAAAACAAACTTATAATAAGTCTGATGTAGGTTTAGGCAATGTCGACAACGTACGTCAATATTCAGTAAATAACCCACCACCTTATCCTGTAACTTCAGTAAATGGTAATACTGGAGCTGTAGTCATTGATACACACGATGACTTAATACCAACACAAGCAAGTTCAACTAATAAACTAACTACCGAAAACTTTGTTAATTCTACTGTTGCTACTTCTACCGCTACTTTTAGAGGAACATACAACAGTTTAGCAGAATTAGAACAAGTTACAGCAGACGAAAACGACTATGGCTTTGTTGTTGACGTAGATAGTGCTGGAAATACTGTTTACAATAGATACAAATATGCTAGTGGTACATGGACATTTGAATATGCTTTAAACAATTCTTCATTTACTGCTGCACAATGGGAAGCAATACAGAGTGGTATAACAGATAATTTGGTAACTAAATTACAAGGTATTGAAGCTGGTGCAGAAGTAAACATAGTAGAAGGATTAAAGATAGGTAATGTAACACAGCAAGTATCAAGTAAAATAATGCAAATAAATCCTGATACTACTCCAATGCAAGGTAGTAACAATGTAATAGACAGCAATGCAGTATATGAAGTAGAAAAGTTATTACCAATAGATAGAGAAAGTGGAGAAAATGTTGATATAGACAATGCACAACCTTATAAAGTATTAGATATTGTTGCAGATGGGAAATATCAACAGAATACTACTAGTGGGAAACAATTATTTGATAAAACGCAAATAACTGATGCTAGAACTAATAGACGTGTTAGCACAGGAACTGGAGACACATATTCTGCCACAGGATATAGTGTAACACCTTTAATTGAAATACAATCAAACACAAATTATGTAATAACAACAGGGATATTATCGTTTTTTTGTTGGTATGATGCAAACCAAACTTATATTAGTGGAGATAGTTGGCAAAGTGGTTCAAGTAAAACTTCTCCTAATAATGCTAAATATTTAAGGTTTGATTTTGAAACGAGTAGTATCAATACAGTTCAACTAGAACAAGGCTCTGAAGCCACTTCATACGAGCCATATACAGGAGGGATACCTTCCCCTAACCCTAACTATCCACAAACTATAACACAAGTAACATCTGCTACTTGGAATAGAACAGGAAACAATTTATTTGATAAAAATAATGCTATTGATGGGCAAAGATTGGGCAGCGATGGTACGCCTTATGGTGACAATAATTATTGCTTAAGTGATTTTATTAACGTATATCCTTCTACTTCATACACATATAGTAGAAGTGCTACAGGTGGCTCACTTGCGTGTTATTGTCTTTATGATAATGAAAAAAATTTTATTTCAAGAGGCTGGTGGGGTAACAATACTACCGATTTATCATTAACATTAACAACATCTAATAATGCACGATATATACGAATAACAGACCTCAAGGCATTAAAAGATAATATGCAAATAGAACAAGGAAGCGGTACAACTTATTCTCCATATCAAGGTCAAACAATACCAATAGACCTAGATGGTAATGAAGTATGTGCAGTTTCAAATACAATAAAAGACAAACTGTTGATAGACAGATATGGGAATGTTGCATTGCAGAAGAATGTTGGGAAATTAGTATTGAATGGTAGTGAAAGCTTGAACATAAATAACAATGTATCTACTAATGATTATAAAGTTTTTTATTTTTATATAGCAGATATGTCTTGGAACTCTGTAGTCCTTTCTGACAACTTTATATATCAAAATAAAAGAGGTATAGATAATTGTATTTATACCCCATACCATACGGAAGTAGATATTAGTATTGATAGTACAATAGCGACCGATACTACTAATTTCAAAACTTGGCTGTCAACACACAACGCAACTGTATATTATGCTTTAGCAACTCCTACTATAATACCTTTACCAAAACTATCTGTACTTCCTACTACATTAAAAGGTATAAATCATATATGGCTAGATACTAATTTAGGTAGAACACAAATAGAAGTAGAATATGTAGAAGATTTATCTTTAGCTATTCCTACTAAAACAAGTGAATTAACAAACGATAGTGGATATGTAAAGAATACTGATTATGCAAGTGATAGTACAGGCGGAGTAATAAGAACAAGTCAAAATTATGGGACATCAGCAGCAAATGGTATTTTAATAGGGCAGGAAAAAACTTATGCAAATTATCAAACAGCAAATACTAATATGGTAATAGCAAAAGGCACACTAGAAAATGTATTAACTGAACGTATAGGCACAATAGAAACTGCATTAACTACTTTGGATGTCGGAGGTGGCGTACAATGAGTATAGCAGATAGAATAAGTTCAATGGCAAGTAATCTTTCTAGTGCTTATGGCAAAATAGCATACTTAGGGGTTGATTTATCAGAAGTAGATAAAAATATGCAAAACCTTTCTACTGTACTAGATACTATTTACAATGATTACCCTAAAGTATCAGACGAAGGAATAAGCCCTAGTTTAAGTGGTACTAAAGTGGGAAGATTATCTAGTACATTAAAAGGTAATACAAGCCAAGATGATGTACCAACACCAAATAGCCCTGTTGATATAAATGTAGTAAAGGGAACAAATAGTATTACTTTATGTGGGAAGAATTTAATAGACTTCGAAAATCCGATTGCTTTAGAAAGTAATGGTATAACTGCTACGTTAGATAATACTACTGGGGAAATAAAATTAAATGGTACATCAACAGCTAGAGCATTTATTTCTTTTAGAATACCAATAATACCAATAGGGGAAATTATATCTTTAAGTGCTAATAATCCAGTAGCTAATACTGATGTGCGTATGAGGTTGTATAAACAAGGTGATGTAATGTCAGATATAACATTTGGTGAAATTAACAAAAAATATGAAAATTTCGCAAATGATAAATTATACACTCAATTTCAGATAATAGTAGCGAATAATACTACTTTATCTAATTTTGTATTATATCCACAAGTAGAATTGAATTCTTCTGCAACAATATTTGAAATAGGAAAACATTTTATAACACTTCCTATAGGTTTACCAGTACAGAATTTATTACCTACTGATGAAAATGCTTGGGAACAAGGAACAATTAGTGGTACGACAGGGGCAAATCAGGATAGTACAACAAGAATAAGAACAATAGATTACTATCCAATAAAAAATGATACTGACTACTATGTTTCAGTTCAAGACACAAATTACTGTTTTTTGAATATAATTTTATATGACACTTCCAAAAATTGTGTGGGTGCATATTATACTATAAGTACTTTAATATCAGGTGCGACTTCTTTGAAAATAAACATACCATCTTCAATAATTCCTAATGTTGCATATATGAGGGTTACATTAAGAAAGGCAGCGGGTGCAACAAGTGACACAATATTACCTAGTGAAGTTTCAATAATAAAGCCAATGATAGAATTAGGTGATAAGCCTAATAGGTATACACCTTACGGGATACCACCAATGGAACTATGTAAAATAGGAGAATACCAAGATTATATATACAGAGAAAATGGTAATTGGTATAAGTATAATGCTGTCGGAAAATTAGTATTAAATGGTAGTGAAACTTCTAATGATATTGGTGGGTGGAGAAAAAGCACTACTACTGACATGGATAGATTTATACTTGATTTAGCAACTAGAAATGTTTATGTAGAACAATATCAAAATAGTTTATGCAATTACTTTACTACTATAACATCTGTAAATCAATATGCTATTGGGAATTGGAGAAATAATGTTACTTATCAGCTTGTATTTAATTTTGCTGAATATGGAACTACAACATTAGACCAATTTAAAACATGGTTATCCACACATAATATTGTTTTATATCAGCCTTTGATTACTCCTACAATAACCCAAATAACAGATACAACTTTAATCTCACAACTTAATGCATTATATAATGCAATGAGTTATAGTGGAGAAACAAATATACTTCAAACTAATGCAGACAATCCATTTATCATTTCAGCTAGTGCATTGAAAGCATCTTAAATAAGTGTGTAATGAAACACAATATACAGAAAACAATTAGACTGTAAGACGTTGAACAATAAGGAAGTGAATAAGACAAGACGTGGCTATGGGAGGGTACTTCAATGGCTAAAAAGAAATTAAAACATCGCATGAAACGAATAACCAAAAATCAGATAACAAAGAAACATTTAAGAAGTGGTTCAAAAGAAGTAAAACGTATCTTATTGATACAAGGCGCACATTGTGATATTTGCGGAAAAAGTTGTGATAATCTTCAGCTCCACCACAAATATTACATTAGGTTCGGGTTTAGTACTAGGTCTGACCGCTGTTGCCTTTTGTGTAACAGATGTCATAAGCTCTTGCATGAAAAAACTGATAACTATGTAAACAGACTTTTTTCTCAAAACCCTAACACAGATTTTAATGCGGTGTACGAACAAATCAAAAGACAACTTCAAACACAACTCCATATTCCACCTTGAAATATAGGTGGAATTACTTTACATTTCTTTTAGAAAATGTTATAATACTCCTAGAAAATAAAGGAGGTAATAACAATGAGTATAATTCCTAATGTTGATGACTATGGTATTAATTTAATTGAACTAAGAGACAGAGCTATTGCTGAAGGTAAAACAGACCATGCAGCAGCTTTTACTGGTGCAATAGAAGAAGCTATTGCAGGAAACAAAGAATGGTATGAAAGAATTTGTAAAGATATTGCTTTTATGGTTGCAAACACTGGTATGGATGCTTTAAGAATTGATCCTAATCATATTCAAAAAATTGATGCTTGTGCAGAGGGCACTTGTAAACTATAGTAATATAGCACACTTTTAGTGTGCTATATTATTACATAATTGGAACATATTATAGATTGTCCTTTATTGTTATGTGCGTTACAATAAAGTAAGGGGGTAATTTAATATGTTACCAGATTCTAAATTTATAATAAGATATTTCCCAGAATATAATAATATTATACTTGTTCCATTATTTGACGAACATATAGGTTCTGCAACACATATAAAAGAACGATGGAAAACTATTAAAGATTATTTATTAAAGACTCCTAATGCGTTTTGTATAGTTGGTGGAGATATGATAAATAATTCAATTTTAGGTAGTGTGGCATCTCCATTTGATGATGTACTTACTCCAGCTCAACAGAAAGAACAGCTGTATGAAGAATTAAAACCTTTAGCTAAAGCTAATAAAATTATCTGTGGTGTTCCAGGAAACCACGAACTTAGAAATAATAAATTTACTGATTGTAATCCTCTATATGATGTTTTTTGTAGATTAAATATAGAAGAATTATATAGAGAAAGTAGATGTTATTTAAAACTATATGTAGGTAAAAATGGTTCTAGAGGTAATGGTACAGTATATATCGGTGTTGTTACTCATGGCACATTTACAGGTAAAACTGGAGGTTTGGTACTAAATAAATTGTCACAGTTTGCAGATTATTTTGAGGGAGTTGATTTTATAGTTGTTGGTCATGCACATAGCCCTGCACACGATAGACCTTGTAAAACAGTTATAAATCCTTATGCTAATACTACAGCAGTTAAAGAAACTCTTATTGTTTCTGCATCTTCAGGAGTAGGGCAAGAAAGATATGCTCTTAAAAATAATATAAGACCTAAAAAGAATAATATACAATACATTACACTTTATAACACTAATAGTAAAAATAAAAAGATGGATTATAAAGATTAGGAGGAAACTATGGCACTAGTTAAAATTCCAATAGAAAATATAAAACAACTTGGTATAATGTCTTTTAAAAAAGGTAAAACAGGTTCTGAAATAAGAAACATTTATAAACCTGACTCATTAATAAACTTAGCCTTATATGATATGGCTACTAAAGAAAATATAGTGTTTATGCTTGATAATCAAGTAGAATCAGGATATTTATTTTCAAAATATGGTATAGGTATTACAAATGATTATGTACCTGTTTGGACTAATTTTGATACTGCTAAAAATTCTGATAATATAGTTGATTTTATAGGGGGAGCACCAGTCCTTGTAGTAGATGCTAAAATAAATATTTATTGGGGAAATAAAGTATCTACTCAGATACAAGGTAAACATATTAGAACAGCTATAGGAATTAATAAAACAGATTTGTTTTTATATGTCTCTGAAGATGAGATAACAATAGATACTTTAGCTAAACGTATGTTAGGTTATGGTTGTAAGTACGCTATTAATTGTGATGGAGGAGGTTCAAGTTATCTTTATGACAAACCGAAAAGTTATAAGAGTTCTATCAGGTCTAATCCGACTTGGTTATTGGTTTATAAAAAGGAGGAAATTCCTATGAATAAAAAATATAAAATTTGTTTAGATGCAGGGCATGGTGGTAGCGATCCTGGTGCAACTTATAACACATTTTATGAAAAAGATGTTACTCTAAAAGTAGTTAATCTTATGAAAGCTAAATTAGAACCTTATGTTGATATTGTTCTAACAAGATCAAAAGATTCTACAGTTTCCTTAGAAGAAAGAGTTACCATTGCTAATAAAAACAATGTTGATTACTTTGTATCAATACACTGTAATTCCTCAGTTAATACTGCTGCAAAAGGATGGGAATGTTATGTTGTAGCTAAAGGTGGTAAAGCTGAGAAACTAGCTAATAAGATTAGAAACATTACTATATTAACTAATAATAATCTAAAAGATAGGGGAGTTAAAACAGCTAACTTTTATGTATTAAAAAATACTGTAGCCCCAGCTGTATTAATTGAAAACGCTTTTATAAGTAATTATGATGATAGGACAAATGTTTTAAAGTCAGATAATGCTTTAGAGAAGTTAGCATCATGTTATACTAAAGCTATATTAGAAATGTTGGATATAAAAGATACAGAACCTGTTAAAGACGAAACTTATTTTGATTGGGCTCTTACAGTTTTAGAAGCTAACAAAGTAATTAATAGCAAAGATTACTGGCTTCAGAATAAAGACAAATTAAATTATTTAGACCAATTAATTATTAATATGGCTAAATATATTGAAGATAATAAATAATCGTGTTATAATTTAAATAGAAGTTAGGGGGATGTCAAGATGCAAAAGAGATGGAAAAGTAAAGCCATGTGGGCAGGTATAATAAGTGCTTTAGTATTAGCTTATAATGCTATTGCAGAAAACTTTGAATTACCTACTATAGCTGATGGTGCAGCTGAAGTTATAATTAATCTTATCTTAGCAGGTTTAACAGCATTTGGTGTTGTAAACAATCCTACAGATTCTGAAAAACTGTAAGGAGGTAATTACTATGTCTAACAATTCAAATAACAATAATAAGCTTACAGATGCTTTAAAAGGTGAAATTTTAGTTTGGTTAATTACTTTAATTATAGCTATTATAGGACTTATGACTCCTATAATAAATTTAAACACAACAATAACAGAACTTAACTCAACTATACAGAATTTAAATAAATTAGTAGATAAAACTGTTTTAGAAGTTAATGATATAAATAACAGGTTGCTAATTATAGAAACACAAATAAATATGAATAAATAAGGGCTCCTAACTTTGGAGTCTTTATTTTAGTCTAGACAAACGCTATTAAATACATTATAATTAAATTAAAGAGGTGATTAAGATTGGCTTATGATTACTCATTTAAAAAGTTCTCACACCAAGCTAGAATAAACTATCCAGAAGATACATTTGCTTTAGGTATGAACTATACAGAATCCCCAGTACAACCAGGTGCTTCTAAGGTACTTGTTAATTTTGATATGGCAAATGATGACACTTCTTTAAAACCAAGAGCAGGAATAAGAGTTGGGAAAGTAGCTATGCTTAAACCTGATACACGTTTAACAGGTGCTGAGGCATGGTTAGAAAGTTTTTGTAATTCTGATATTTCTGCTATTTCAGAAACTTCTTATGAAGACAATGACTATATAATAACTTGTGATTTAACGACAAAAAATTTATATATGGCTTGGGCAAAAAAGTCTTTTAGCACTTATGATATTGGAATAGAGACAGAAGGTTATGAAGCTGGACAATTAAATCGTATGGCAAAAATTAAAACATTTAATGATATTAAAATACATGATATGGAGATAGCAACACCAATAAAAAGACAAATTGGTACGAAAGCTTTTAATGATTCTTATTTCTTTTTCTGCACTAATAGAGATAATCCATCACAAGCACCTAAATTATTTAACACTTTTTTTGATGAACTTAATATAGATGGACCAAGATTTGGAGTACATGAAGTAGTTCCTACAGCTCTCACAGCTTTAGAAGCTTCACCAAATAAGTACAATATGCTGCTCAATAACCCATATACTTTTCAAAATAGTATTGTTGCAGGAGCTTTTGTTGCTCATGGAATACTCCCTTATTTAAACTCTAATTTAGTTGTATCGCCTAAAGTGAATACTAAATATAAATTTAGTTTAAATTATTCAGCTCCTTCAAATAGTAAATATGATATTGTTTGGGAATGGAAAGATTATAATGGAACTAATTGGACAGAAGTAAAAAGACAGACTATTACTATAGCTTCTACAGCTCCTGATATAACTTGTGATTTTGCGTCACCGATTAAAAGCTCATTACTTAGAGTTACTGTTACAGGTTATACTGGAGACACACTTAACACATACCCTGACCAAGTATTAGCTATGAGTATTAATTGTGATTCAGAATCTCAAACAGCAGCTTCCAACGCTACGTTAAAAAATTATGATTTATCTCAAGCTACAGGAATGTGTTATTGGCAAAATAGATTAGTACTCTGGGGATTTAGTTCTGATCCAGTTATAATTGCTAGTGAAACTAATCTTCCAGAATGGTTTCCTTATCCTAATAATTTAGATATATTTGATGAGGAGATTATCAGTTGTGTTCCTTATTTAGATTATCTATTAGTATTTACAACTAAAAAGCTTTATCAATTAACTATGATGACTGATGGTTCAGGTTGGACTAAAACTTGTATACAAGATAATTTAAGACTTACTGATTTTGATGCTAACTTAATCAGAACAATTAAAAATATGGTATTCTTTAAATCAGGCAATTCTTACTATATGGTTGTACCTTCAGCATCAAGTGCAGGAATGCTTACCATAGCTCCTATAGCAAAACCAATACAATGGTTTCTTGATAATTTTAGTGTAAGTATTAAAGATATTTTTAAGAATGTGTATGGCTATTTAGATGAATTTGAATTAATTGATTGTTATAACTATGTCGATCATGATGATATAATAACTAACTATGTATTTAAAACAAAGCTCTCTAAAGACGATAATGATACTTTATTAAACTTCTGTTTAATATACAATGTTGATACAAGAGCTTGGAGAACTCATATGTTTTGTAGTTACAGCAGATACAAAATGTTTAGACAAGATGCTACAAAAAGTGGAACTTTAATGTGTTCTACTTCAATTTCAGAAACAATAGAATATAATTCAGGAACTATAATAACAGCTCCTATATTTCAATTCTTTGATAAAGATGATAATGTTCCAAGAGATTTGTTTATAGCTCCTGGTACAGAAATAAATGAAGAAACAACACTAGCTGATATTAAAGAATCTTTCGATGAGTATTATTTGTTTAAAAACTATCAGTATCTTGACACTGGTTATAGAGTTCTAGATTATCCTAACACAAAGAAACGTCACAGAGAGTTTCAATTTAGATTTAATAATAAAGACGAAGCTGAATTAAAATTTGGTTTTGGATTTATGGTTGATGGTGATGAACGAAGAAGTTTATATAATTATACTGTAGAACGAAATGAAAATCCTGATTCAGATAGATATCAAGTTCTAGAAGTGGTTCCTCATTTAATAGAGCATATAGTTGTAGAACCTATAACAGTGCTTGGACTACTTGAAGCTGGACTTAATGCTTGGACATTAAACACTTCTCAATTTTCATTAGGTCCTTTATTTAAAGCTAGAATTAGACTCCTTACAGGTAAGGGATATAATAGCAAAATGATATTACTCTCAACAAACGAAACTAACTATGAGTTACTTGGTTTTTGTTGGGTATATAAATTAATGAATTTAAGGTAGGTGAAATGCTATGGAATTTATTCCTATGTATGTTGATGAACCACAAAACAAAGAACCTGGAGATATAATAAAGAACACAGATTGGAACAATTTATTTAATTTATTAATGACTCAAGGTAATTACAATACCGATGCGTTACTTGAAATAACACAAACATATCCAACCACTGTACAAATGGAAGCAGCAATAGCTGAACAAATAGTAGAAATTGGTGCAGGAGACATGGCTAAAGCTGTATATGACACAGATAACGATGGTATAGTTGATATTGCTGAAACTGTTTCTGATGGAGGAATAACAACTGATAAAATATTAAATAGTGCAGTAACTTATGCTAAACTAGCTTCAGATGCTAAATCAATGATAGAATATAGCTTTATTAGAATTGATGATAAAGCTAGAGTTAAATTTGGTAGAATATCTGATTTAACTCCTAGCTCAACACAACAAGGAGCTACAGATACGTATACTACTACAAATGTTTATAAAACTTATAATATAGGTTTTACTCCAACATATTTAATTATATTTTCTATTAAAACAGTTCGAGGTAGTGCTACTAGTGGTAGAGAAATTGCTCCTTCTTTTTCAATGTATGCCGATGTTTTGAAAAGATATTGGGGAGGTTTTGCTTATCCAAATGATAGAATTTGTATTGG